AGAGTTTTAGTATCCATGTTCTTCAATTGTTCTGCATCAAAAGTATTTCCCTCATTAGCAGTAATTTTAGTAATCAGGTCTGTTCTCTTGTTATCCATTTCCCGCAGTCCATCATTAAGAAGGGTACGAATTTCAGGTGGAGCTGATTCAAGAAAAGTATTAAGTGTATTCAAAGTAGTTTCCTTTGGTGATTCTTCTTTAGTAGGTTGCTCTGTATTTACTTCTACTTTTACTTCTGGTTCCTGTACTTCTGAATTAGAAATAAGTTTTTCAAGTTGCTCTTCATTAAAAGATTCAAGCCACTCCTGATCACCTTCTACAAAAGAATTGTTTTCGTTTGCGATGAGTGCTTTTACTTTTTCTGGACAACATCCTTTTTCTGCCATATTAGTTTCTCCTTTTTGTTTTGAATTATTATGGCTATTCATTTGTGCATAAGTAATATTCTCAACAACCTCAACAGGATCATTTTCTATTACTATTTCCTCATTTTCGTTGAGGCTATATTCTTGTTTTAATAATCTGGTTTTATTTGTTTCTCTTTCTTTTTCCTCATATACAAAGTAGTTTGAATAAATAGCTCGAACATAATTTATTTTAATAAACTCAGTATATTCTCCATTCATTCTGGTTTGGTCTAAACTATCTACATAAGTTCTGATCTTATCTATTTGCTTTCCCATATCCATTTCTTGAAATATGGGATTAAATTTTTTATCACTTGAATTAACTCTAACTCCACAACCATCGTTCCAACTACATGCTCCAGTAGAATTAGGAAGTAGTGCTAAATGATCAGGTATAATTTCTAATATAGATGCATTGTAGTTTTCTTCATTCCAAGATCCTGCTATTCCATCTTCACCAGCGAGTAGTCCTGTACTGACATCTAATTCACCACCTTGGTGTAGAAACTCAAGAAGAGAAGGGGCTTTAGTTTCACATTCAGAAACATTTATATAAAGATCACCTTTTAGTTTATTGTTCTCAAATCTAGCATTAGTCACATAACCTACTTGAAATCTCTGTCTAATTGTTCCATCGTTGTTACATAGTACATGATTTCCATTTACAACAGGATGTCCTATAGTAACAGGCACGTTATTCCAAAAGGGAGCAGATTGTCTTAATACCTCAGTTGAATAATATACTGGATCAGATCCAATTCCATGATGCACTCCCTGTACTAAAAGCACGCATGGAAATACCTCATATTGAGTTCCTGCTAAATTAACTGTTCTGTGATCAGTTAAAGTAACTATTGTTTTATTATGATACTGTTTTAACATCTTTTCTCCTATTTAATCTTCTATATAAGGTAAAGCCACACATCTACATTGGGGATGTCTTGGAATTAAATTCTCTGCTTCTTCAATACTGTATATTCTACCATTTAAAGGTCTACATATAGGGCATACTCTACTGTCTCCAGCAGTAAGATATTCAACCTGCACTTTAATTCCAAGTATACCTGCTGCTTTATATTCACCAATATTAGCACTGTGGTGTGCCCTAATTACTTCTGTTCTTGCTAATATTTCTGCCCTTCTTCGTGCTGGAATATAACGACCTAAACTATCTAATATACCAAAGTCATTTCCACTGCCAATCATAGCCTTGTTTATTGCTCCAGCTATTTGTCTTGGTCCTCTACCTTCTGCCATTCCAATAGCTAGTATATCAGAAATAGTTGAATCCATCCCTGCTGTGATATTCTTCAAAGAACTAAATACTCTTGTATGTATCAATCCAACTCTATTAGCATGAATAGGAGTATTAAAAGCAACTTGTATAGGATCTAAAGAAATACCTGATTGAATATCTCCTACATCTATTCCTTCTTTCTTTAATTCCTGTCTTGCTCGTTTAATTCCTTGTTGATATGCAGAATCTATATAGACATTCATCCAATTGTTTTCAGAAGAAAGTTGGTCCAATCTTCCAAACAATTGAAGTCCTTGAGTACCTCCAGACATTATATACTTTTCTATCTGAGTGTTTATCCACTCCATAAAAGCATTTATTTTGTCTGCATCTATTTCAAAATCAAATTGTCTTGGGCTAAGTCCTGATGCATTTATTATATTTATTCGTTTATTATTAAGATTTTCATCATTTATTAAACCCAAGACATCTTGATCTATTAATGCTTCCTTTATATCAGACAATAGCAATTTAAATCTTCTTCTAAAGTCACTTACCCACTTGCTACGTAGGGTCATAGTTTTAGAAGGATCTATTGCATTTATATGTGGAATATGGATAGTCATTTGTTTCGTTTTTAAACTACTTTTTATAAAAGATATAACTTACTACTTAAAAGTAAAAAGCGTTAAAATTTAAAGTAAAAGAATCGTTTTCTAACTATAAATTAATTACTTTCACTATCTAGTATTTCCATATCCTCTTCTTCAGTACTTTCCCCTTCACTTTCCTGCTTTAACATCTCCAAATAGTTCTCTTCACTTTCCTGCATAATCCTTTCTATCTTTTCAGGGGACATATCCAATATATCTGTAAGATAAGAACGCAGTGGGAACAATAGTTGAGCATCAGGAGTAGCTGTATAACTTCTAATTGCCTCTGATCTAATCTTTCCTACTTCAGCTTTGTCTTTGTCGCTAGGAGCATCTAAATCAGGCCATTCAACAGTATATTCCCCGCCCTGTGGTTCAGGTAGTACTTGTATGTCAATTAACTTGTCTACAGTAGGTCTTAATATTTCATGCTCACAAAAAGTAGTCCTTCTGTTGTCGCAATAGTTGTTCCATGCTTTAGTGTCCTGGCTACTAGCTAATTCCCCTCTTTCACTTCCTTCTAATATCCTTTTAGGGATTCCGGTAGCAATGGAAATCATCTTTAGTTGTGCTTCAATATGATTCAATGGATCAACCACTTGAGAAGATAGATTGTTTACGTCTATCCCATTCAACTTCATATAGCGTTCCATATTGTGGACATACTTTTTAATCTCTTCTTCTAATGCAGTTAATTCAGGCTCTCCTAATTCATATCCTTCCTGTACATTAAAAGCTAATCCAGGAAAAGCACCCTGCCAAAACATCTCAGCAGAACCACCTACTATTAATTCTAAGTTGAGCAGCCTATTATATATTTTTTCTAGTCTTGGAATTCCAAATACATTATTTTCAAGTAGATTATCTGCTACGTGTAATAATCTACTGTGATGTACTCTTGTTTCATTAGTAGAATTATAATCTACTTGTCCACCACTAATAGTTACCGTTTTAAGTCCATATGTCTCAGGTAGAGCATACCGTTCTGAAGTCCTGTCCATATCCATAGCTTTGATAGGGGCATTGTCTTCACTATATGGCTGTATATATAAAAGTTTAGAAGCTCTTATTAATTCCTCTCCAGCTTCTTGACTACCGTCTTGTACTCCAAAATAAAGTACTGCATACTTTCCTAGTCCAGCTAACTTATCTAGCCTTTGGAACATGTTTATTAGTTTAAACTTATTATTTAATTCATCCCAAGCCTGTTTAAAACTATCTTGTTCCTCATCTACCCCTTCTGTCCTAATAATAGGTGCTTCTCTCCATGCTCCATATACAGGTTTATCTATTATAGCACTAGCTATATCTTGTCTTAAATATTTAGCAAAGTATTCAGAGTAGCTTATTTGTCCTACTTGTGGATATCCTAGAGCCTGATAAGGATCTCTCAAGCCATTAAATGTTTTAGTATTTCCATAGGACATTCTGGACTGAATAACAGAATTAGCAAATATCTTATTCAATATAGCTCTATTTATTTGTGTACTTGCTTCTGCTTTATTTGTTTTAATTCGTTTCATTATATATTACCATGTTCCACCAACTTTTAATTTGCTCTTTGCAGGAAAATAGACCATATTTACAGCATCAGCTAAGTTAGGGCTTCTTGTGCCTTCTGGTTTTTTATCTACTAATATTTTTCCTGAACTATTGCTTCCATAAGTTGGTTGGCTTAATTCTGATATCAACTCACTGAAATAAGGGGTATCAGAAGGAATGCATATTAATTCTTCTATAGGGTATTCTTCATTCTTTGTTACAAATTGATGAGTCTTTTCAAATCTTCTTCTTAAATTCCAATATGCTTGTGCTTTTAAACTAGCATACAAATCACCATTTAAAGGACTTGAATTGTCTTTTGGGATACTTCTCTTTTTAGATTCTTGTACTACTGCTGCATTCCATCCCTTTATTATTAGATTCTTAGGTAGTTTATTTTCACGCTTTAATCTATTTGTTTCACTTTTAACTCCAGATCCAACACCAATACAATCATAATCAAAGCTACTAACATTAAGCAGTTTACAATTTAATATAGCCTTGTCTGCTGTCTGACCTGTATCCCCCTGTGCCCACTTATCTAAGAAGTTTAATACTATTCCTTTTCTACCTGCCTGGGCGTTTAAATCTCCACCCTCATCAGCAACATCCAAGGCACTAAATTGCAATCCAGAAAACATATCACTTTCTAACTTAGGATATCGCTTGTGTAGATCTACAGCAGACTGTACCCAAGTAGAGGGTATTAGTACTCCTTCTACTGCTGCTGCATAGTCTCTATCTACCTCTTGTGCAAATATATGTAAAAGTCCTTCTCTTTCTGCTTTTTCTCTTCGCTTGTCATACCATTCTTGAGTTTTTTCTGGATGATCGCGCCAATCAAATATAAATACTCTTGTTTCTCCAGATCCTATCTCTGTTTCTGGTTGCCATTCAATTCCTGCTTTTCTTCTTCTTGCAAATATATTAGCAGTTCCATTAACAGAGGATATATCTATTTGTACATCTGTATTATCAGAAAGAGCTGCTTCTATTTTATCTGGTCTTTCGTAGTGGGCGCTCTCATCTTTAAAATAAATAGACTTCCTACCACCACGACCAATATTGTCTCCAGCTTCTCCTGTTATGGTGCATCCATTAG